GTTCCTCTCTCTGGACAATTTGCCTATTCGGTAAAAATCCCCGAACTTGCGTGGGATGAAACGGCACCCATAGAAAAAACTCTACCACCCTCTGAGAGGACGATAGAGCTTATCTGACGGCTCAATTTATTCCTGACTATTGCCATCTATCGGATACGAACGTGATTCGCTCCAAGATTTTATCTTGCTTATAGCCGTTACATCTACGGCACATACTTTGTAGGTTGCTGATGTCATGGTTAGGCGGGTCACTGGCAATCATGTGATCTATAGTCCAGTCGCTACCCTCGAGGTCTTTGCCACATCTTGCACATACTGGTTCCAGTATTGTCTTAGCGTATGCTCTTGCCTTAGTCCATTCAGGACTGCTATGCCAATCAGCCATAGTAATCTGCCGAACATGCTGGACAACATGGTGGTTCTAACTCCACACACATCCTGCACTTACAGTCTGGTATGTCATCACACTCACACTTCTGTTCATCAGCCATTACGTTTAGCCTGTTCCGCTGTGAGGACGCTGGTGTAAACCCTTATCACGTCTATGCAGTCTTTGACCCCTTTGTTGTAACGCTCTTGCAGCTCATCGGGGTCTGATACCTGGAGAGTGTGCAGGGTCGCTAACACTGAGGCGAGTGTCAGGTTTGACGCTACTGTTGCCATTGCTGTTATGCCTTTTAGGTCTTGCTCAGTTGTATCCATTAGTTAGCCTCCTCAGCTGTTAGTTTAGTTATAGACCTTATTGCCTGGTCTAGAGCGTCATCGTAACCTGCATCGTAATCTTCTTCTCTATCATGGAACCTGAGGTCTTGGATGATTGTGATTACTTGAGCGATGTTCTCTGACTTCTCTAGTTGCCTGTTTTGTTTGATGGTGTCTTGTAGTAGTTGACGGCTCATAACCAGTGGTTCTGAAACGTGTTCGCATCTGCATGTTGTCATGGCTAGTGTTCCTCGCAGTTTTGTAGGTTGGTGGTTTCGGTTGCGTTGTCCTGCCAGCATGATTTGGATTCTGAGGTAAGAGCCCAAGTGATCCCAATAAGTATGGCTAGTGCAAGCCCGATGTTTAGGAGGAAGATGAACCATTCTGATTTAGTTAGTTTCGCCATCAGCTGCAACTCCTGTCACTTTTGAGATGATTCTTTGAACTATTCCTGCACCTGAGGAGCCTCTTTTGTTGAGGGTTAGTTCATCGTTGAGGATGTCGAGGATTCGTTTTCCCTCTGTTTCCATCCCTAGTTTGAATGCTGTGTTTGCGATGATGGCAGTTTTTTCTGCAACCATTGTGGCTTGAGCTTTTGATAATTCGTTAGACATTAGTTGCCCCATTTCTTAGTTGGTTTGATGCAGTTGTTAGTTATCGGCATTTTTTCCTCTCCAGAGGTCATGCATGATGTTTAGATGGCTTTCTAGTTCTAGAAGAATGCGTTTTTGTTTTCTACTTAGATCATCTTCCTCTCGCATGTCCTCAATCCACCAGAGGATTTCTTGACAAGCAGAGTTCCATCCAAAACGGACAGCAACATCTAATTTTTCATTGTTTCTTTTAGTCATTTGCAATCCAAACTCTCGCTGACCTGCCTGAGATGGTTTTGTTGATTCCGATGATACGGACTCGACCTTTCATGTGCAGATGGTTACGTCTGGTGCGGATGCCTGATGGTGAGCTGTGTGGGACTAGACCGAGGTTCATTGCTTCCTGGTATGCGAGGACTAAATCTTCATCGTTCATTGGAATGTTTAGCAGTTTGAGGATGGATGCCTCGATTGCTGAGAGTTTCATTCCGTCTAGTGATGCAGCTGCTAGGTGTGATGTTACCGGGTCTGTGGTTCTGGCGAATGCGTTTGTCATTAGCGTCTCCTCGTTTGGATCTCTTTGTTGATTTCGTAAAGCCATACAGCCAATAGGATGATGAACAGGGGATAGCCAAGTGCAGGGATTTCTTTTATCCAGTCTGCGATTTGGTAGATTGCTACGATGAGCAAGGTGCATGCGAGAACTATTCTCATTTGTTGCCTCTCTTTTAGTATCCAAGGTGGTTTGGATGTTCTAATGCTAATGCTAGCGTTGGCATAATACAAGAGTGAGACACGCCGTCTTTTATAACTTTTTGATATCACCCTCAAGAGGGTCAAAGATGGCTTGAAATCCTAAAGCGATGTCTGTATTGGTTACTGCAGATGTATCCTGCCTATGAGGCTCTGGAGGCTTTTCTGAGTGTCTGTGAGTTCTCCGCCAATTCTTGACTAGAGCAATAGCGTCTCTGTCATCAGTTTCAAACTCTGCTCCACAGCTGCAGACTTCACGGATCATGGCTTTTCGGTAATCTCTATCTCCACGCCTGAATACGTTTCATTCTCGGCATAAATCTTATGAGCAACCAACGTGACTATCTGGCCGTCATTAGCGAGGACTTCACTCTCCTGGAGAGCATCTCCAACAGCTCGAATGAGTTTGTCTAAATCTGGTGCACTATTCGGGTAACGTCTGCTAACTGATTTAGGTCTAGGCATGTGGAATGTCATCGTTACCGTGACCGGTCCAAGGATGGTTGAACCACCATGCTCTGCTCTAGCAATAGTTGCACCCATGAGAACTGTTTCTCTCCACTCAGGTAAACGCTTATTAGATTCGAACATGATGGCTCGACCGTTTCGGACTATGGCAGTCTTAGACCCTTGAGGTGCTGGATTGCCGTAGATTCGGATTTTCATTTTAGAACGGTGGTTCGCTTGTGAGCTCGGTGACTGGCTTAGATGTTTGTGGTTCTGCTCTATGAATGACTGTGAAACGTGCATCGTTGATGAAGTGCTCAACTACTGCAATCTCTTGTCCATCCTTTTCGAACTTGCCATTTTTTGTGCCTAACTCACCTGTGAACTCGACAACATCATCTTTTGCTAGATCACTAGCTGCATCCAACCAGATTGTCCATTGACGCTTTTTGGTAACCTGCTCGCCTTTTAGTTTGATGCTGTATGTTTCCCAACCGTTGATGACTCGACCTCTGTAATCGCCGTTCTGTGCAACTGATGAAACGTGTATTTGAACTGAAACTTTTGCCATGTTATCCACAGCCTCTCTCTTAATAATTTAACTTGTTTTTATATAGTTTTTTATATTGTTCTTTAAGTGACATGAGTGTCACCTATTGAAGCCCTAGATGTCACCTATTGAAGCCCTAGATGTCACCTATTGCTACCTTGGATGTCACGTGTGTCGAAGTTATCCACAACCTCAAACATCGGGACAATTTCCTCTAAAGGGCGATGTTGCATTGAACCATCACAATCATGGTCGCACTCAACTGTCACCCAGTATCGGTTTGTTTTCGGACCACCATAACTCCTACCGTTATGACGATCTACATCCAACTCACCAGACTCCTCAAGAGCTGCAATGCTCCTAATGACCTGACGTGTCGAAACTCCTGCATAAGTCGCTAATCTTTCGATAGACGGCCATGCTCCCTCATTCCAGGTATCAGACATATGCCAAGCGATTCCCAACAGAACCAACTTTTGACTGCCAGACGACTTTGAATGATTCAAAACTAATGCGACATCCCTAGCTGACATATTTGACCTCCCTCGATTGTGGTGTAAGTATTCTAGTGGAGTCGGTGGTGACTCCAATACGCTCATAAAGCGTTAGCCCTCTACTGGATGAGCCTCTCTCTCTGGTAGGGGGCATTTTATTTCTTTAGACCTGACGCTAAATCGGCTATCTGCTGTAAAGTCTCTGGTGTGATACCCCTAGTAGCCTTAGCACGCTTATAAACGCCTCGTAAAGCCTCTATGTCCCCTTTTTCATACTCTAGGTGAGCCTGAGCAATAAAGTCCTCTATCGGGCTTACACGGCTTTTTTGAGGTATTTCGTTTATTGTGGCAATTCTCTTAGTTGAGGTTCCTAAGACCGCTGAGATGGCACGTCCCCATGCTGAGGTTTCAGCGTTCATTACCTCGGAATCACGTTTGAATGATGAAGTGCCTGGCACAGGTTCCCATGCAGTTCCATGACCTGGAGTGATGTCGTCTGGTGATCTGTATGCAGCTGCAGTATAGACAACCCATGATTTACCAGCGAACTCAATGAACTCTAATCTGACCTGCTGGAGTGAACCCTCAGGATACTTCTCTTTGAACAGTTTTAGCCTTTCAGCTACATCGACATAATCGTCAACATTCCAACCCATTTATTAGCCTCTCTTAAATACAATGAATGGACCCCCAGAGCCTCTGCTCTGTAGGCTTATTACTTTCTCACCCTCAAATAGACCGACCTTAGTCCCATCCATTAGAGCAAGTACTTTAGATTTCAACAGAGTTAAACGTTCATCTGCCGAATCAAATTCCTCTTTTGCTCTGGTTAGAGCGGGGTAAAGTTCCCCTAATTCAATGTCACCGTCATAGATACTCTCTGAGAGTGCTCTAACAGTTTCATAAGTGGACTTAGATCCATCCCAGTCAGGCTCTATACGTTTCTCAAGGCACTCTAGGAACTCAACGGCCTTAGCCTCTAACTGAGCTGCATAATCGGTGTCATAAATAATCTCATGTTCGACCATTTCACCATTGGCGACAGCAACGAGAACACCACGCTTGAGACCTAAAACATGCAGATACCACATGACTTGGTCATAGTAGTGAGGAGGTAGTTCATTCATCGGGTTGCGAGAGAACTTGATTTCAAGGATGCCTAGAGAGCCGTCAGTCCATTCGATGAATGCATCCGGGTTGGCTTTGAATTGAGCGTTAGCGACAGACTGCCAAGTGCCAGTATTGTGAGCCGTCAACCAGTCTTTATTGTCCTCAATCCAGAGGTCTTGAATAGGTTTCTCGAACGCTGTGCCAAGTCGCATCGCCATGGATGGACCATTAGATTCCCGAGGCAATTCCCCCAGGTATTCATAGTAGGCAGTGTAGGCAGAACGCCAAGGATTGTGACCCATAAGTGAGCCGACAAGTGAACCAGCAACGCCTTTACGAGCGTTATGCCAGTCGAGAGAATCATGTTCAAAATAGCCGAGGAGTTTGGCAGAACCAAGTGCCTCTATCTGGTGGTCGATAGTCATAGAACTACTCTATGGCATTACTCAGACTTATCGCTACTGCCTAGCGTGTCTTTAGGGTTTATTAGACGAATCAAAACAGGGATTGCCGAGATCCAAACAGTGTTAGCAACCACCAACCAGTCTTGAGCGTCAAATAGGAATGGCAGTTTACCAATAGCAAATACAGCTGTCAGGGAGGTTGCCAAAAGTGAGCGGAGATAACTTGCAATTACAGGGTTCATTTATTTTCCTATCTTAGGGAGATACTTTAGAGGGTCCTCAACAGGCATGGTTGCCAGATGTTCTGAAACTCCACACATCAAGTGCAGGTGAGGTCCTGAGGATGTTCCAGAGTTTCCGCTGTGAGCAATGACTTCACCTTGACGGACTTTCTTACCAACCTTGACCTCAGTTTTATCCAGGTGACAGTAAGCGAAAATCCTTAGCCGTCTATTGTCCTCGTCACCAACCCAGCAACGCAGCTCAACAACATGACCTAAAACGTTAGTGTGATAAACCCTCACAATAGTTCCAGTGCCGACAGCCTTTAGAGGAGTTCCAACAGGCACGGAATAGTCCAGTCCACGGTGAGGACCTAACTCCATGGCTTTACGTTGCTCTGAATGAGAACCAAATAGATCACTAATGTGAGCAGGACTAACAGGATGAAGAAGGGACATTAGAACCCAATCCAAATAAGATATGGAGAAGTCGCTCCAAGGGTCGAAGTCCAAGTAGCGGGTAAGCCTGTTTGAGATGACGCAAAATAGGCATTTGTGCTTGTGCTAGTGCTAGATGGTGCTCCAGCTTGGATAAAAGCATTACCAAAAACTGAGGTGGATGTGTTTGCGAAAGTTGCACCAGTTAAGTTAACTAGACCCTGAAAATTAACTGCCAACCAATAAAGAGTGCCTTTAGTCATGCTAATAGTTAGACCTGTTACCTGCTGAAAACCTGTTACATCTGTTGCTACGCTACCTTGAGCCATTCGGCTATTTGGGAACCCGTCGCTGTTCGAATTGTAAACACCTAAAGTAACAGTTCCATTAGGGTTAGTTCCACCAATTACAATTCCTAATTTTGTAAATGTTTGTGTCTTTGTGGCTATAAATGCAAAAATGTAGGTTGTTCCAATTGTTGGAGTAACTCCAGATTTGTTTTGGTGCGGTGTTGTGTAGTAGTTGCCTGAAACATAGTTCAGTGGACCTAGATTTAAACCATCTACACCATTAGTTCCGTTGGTTCCATTAGTTCCGTTGGTTCCATTAGTTCCATTAGTTCCAGCTGCACCAGTAGCACCTGTAGAACCTGTAGCACCTGTGGGACCTTGGATACCTTGTATACCTTGGATACCCTGAGAACCTGTAGAACCTGTAGAACCTGTGGCACCCGCTGGACCTGTAGCACCTGTAGCACCCGTAGCACCCGCTGGACCAGTCTCGCCTATAGGACCTTGTATACCCTGTGGACCCTGTGGACCTTGATTACCAACGGCAACAATAACTAATAACACATGGTGGCTATTAGCGAAATTAGTAGTCCCTGTGCCACCAGAAGCCAATAAAGTTACTGGGAAATTGTCCCAAGTAGAGTTATAAGTTGGAGTCCCGTTCACTTCCCATTTCTGGTAATTTGCGGAATTGCTAGCGTCCTGAATGATAAGGATATCGTGAAGATTTACCAAGTCTAGAAATACTGAGTCGTCCTGATTATCTCGGTCTATATGGCTAACCCTTAGAGCGGTAGAACTTATTTGAGTTGTGTTATTCCAGCCTAACTGGTTGCTAGTAGGATCCCCCGAAGTGGTATTAGTTCTAGTGTTGTAATGGTAATGGGACGAGGAACCGCCAGTAGGACCAGTAGCTCCAGTAGTTCCCTGAATACCTTGGATACCCTGAATACCTTGGGGACCAGTAGCACCCGTACCCCCAGTCGCTCCAGTTGCTCCAGTTGCCCCAGTATCTCCCTTTATTCCCTGAATACCCTGCACACCCTGAGCACCAGTTGCACCAACAGGACCCTGAGGACCCTGCTCACCTCGAGCATAATAAACCTTTAGAACATCGCCAGGAGTATTGACGACCTCAATAGTGGTTGGACTAGGTGCAATGATACGAACAGGCATTTACTTCACAATCTCTGGACTTACCCAAATCTCACCCTCGACTAGGCGAATGACAAGAGTCTCAGCACCAGTCTTAGTTAGTTCAATAGCGTAAACATAATTGGTCTTGGTTAGGGTTGCAGTCTGAGCTGCAGTTATACGCAGTGTAATCATTGCGGTAGCTGTAACAATAGTCGGAGTTATCTCCAATGCCACAGTTGATGAGGTAGTCTCTCGAGCCTGAAACTTTGCAGTCCATCCAGTCAAATTAAATAGAGTGCCGTCATCGTTGGTGTATTCAAACTGAACTTCAAAAGTCGCACCAGCGTCAATGTTCAGATCATAACTACTCACTGACAGGTTCCTCAACTACAGGTTCTTCAACTACAGTCTCCTCAACTACAGTCTCCTCAATTACAGGAACTTCACCCGGTGATGGAAACGGTTGCCAGTCTGTGGTTACTTTTGCGATGATAGGTGTCTTAGCCATATGTTTATTCCTTTGTTAGTTTGTCGAACTCAGCCTTAAGTTTGACGTGTTCTTTATTCAACGTGAGGTATTTATCACGCCAATGATTCAACTCTGATTTTACATCAGCAATCTCTTGTTTCAGTTTATCTATCTGCTCAAACATTTCAGCTCTTAGACGCTCCTCAACGCTGATGGACTGACTTCTCCTGGTAGATAAGTATTTCAGTAAAGCCGATAAGCCTGTGCCACCTAGGATACCAGAGAGCAATGCAATCCAATGATTCTCATTCATTAGATACCCCTCCAAAGTCCAATAGTCATTTCCCAATGTTCTGCAGTAATAGTATGCCCAATACGACTGATTAGGTAGATTTCCTGCAACGTGGTGCCTCCAGCAGAGAACTCAACTTGCATAGGGTAGCAGATGTCTTTAGAGACCACAGTAGAGAGAGTGCCGTCACGCCTAACGGCAGGGACAGATACATACTTCACTGAGCGTGGATTAGCTGCAGCTGAAACTTGAGATGCCCATGCTCCAAGAGTTCCAAGCCCTGACGTGTTCCAAAAGTTCACTTCATAATCTGCAACCTGACGACCATAATCAGATACGGAACTTGAGTTAGTTGATGTCGCTGTGGCTAGTGAACCAGTCTCGGTAACCTTGACCACGTTAGTTATAGCGTCAGAGTCATAAGAATAGTCAATAGCGTCCATGCAGTAATGATCTGCACTAGAGCTGTGAACGTTGGAGATAGTTGGATTGCTACTGCTCCAGGTAGTTGCCTGAGCGGTGTTGATGTCCACTCTAGTTTTCCAACTAATGCTGGCATTCGGGTTAGCCCAAAACCAACCTAACTCAGCGTCAAGAATCATGTTCAAAACATCGCCTGAAATAACCTCGACCTCAAAGTAATCA